AGTATTTCACATCTCTGGGATATCGCTGGTGCAGAATTACAATCTTTTAAATAAAATTTAAATATATAATATGCAAGATAGTATATTAAATAATCTTCAACTTTATCGTACGAAATATTTTTCGGATCTTGTTGATGAAAACATGCTTTCTAATGCCTTGATGACCAAACCTTATGAGGTATCTACAGTATTATCCTATATCTTTGGTAGATATGAGAATAGTTCTATTGACTTCTTAACAAGTGGTTTAGGTAAAACAGTTGTTACAGAAAATCGTCAATATGAATGGCCTGTAATGATTGAAAGCGATAAGGCAATTGTTATTAGACAAGCCAAATGGCAAGGAGCTGCTATTACAGCTGCTTTGACTCCAGGTATTAATGGAACCCCAATTCAATTGTGGTTGGCTGAGAAATGGTTCGGTCCAGGTGCAATTCTGGAAATGGATGATAAAGAATTTCAAGTAATTGTACAAGGTACTCCTTATCAGGATGGTACTGATTGGGTATATACAGTAGTAATGGCCGATGGTCAAGCTGCTTCATTTATACCACCTTCGTTGTTAGTTGCTGGTAGTCAAGTTAGTAGATTAGGTTCTGCTTATTCTGAATATTCAGAAACTGCTGATATCGTTAATTATCAGACTCCTTTCAAATTGAGGAATCATTTGACAACCATGCGTTTGTCCTACGATATTACTGGTAGCGCTGCTGCATCTGTTATGGTTATAGCAATGCGTGATCCTAAAACTAAAAAGACCTCATATTTGTGGTCAGATTATCAAGAATGGGTAGCACTTCGTCAGTGGTATCAAACTCTTGATAGGGAATTAGTCTATTCTAAGTATAATGCTAATGCTGATGGTACAACTGATTTGATGGGTGAAAATGGTCGTCCTATTTATATTGGAGCTGGTTTGTTACAACAGATCTCCCCATCTAATAAGAAAACCTATACTACTCTTACTGCTAATGTACTTGAGGATTTCCTCTTTGACTTATCTTATAACATCTTAGGAACTAACGAACGTAAGTTTGTAGCTCTTACAGGTGAAATGGGTATGAAAGAATTAGACCGTGTATTGAAAGCTAAGGCTTCGGCATATAGTCTGATTGACACTCACTTTGTAACTGGTACTGGTCAAGACCTTACTTTAGGTGGACAGTTTACTACGTACAAGATGTTGAATGGTGTGGAACTTACTTTAAAACATTTCCCACTCTATGATAACATTAACTACAATCGTAAATTACACCCTGTATCTGGTAAGCCGTTAGAATCCTATCGTTTTACATTCTTAGATTTTGGTAACCGTGATGGTGAATCCAATATTACTAAGGTTGTTCGTAAGGGTCGTGAAATGGTTCAGTGGTATACAGGTGGTTCTGTAGCTCCTGGAGCAGGATTTGCTAGTTCAATCAATACTCTTCGTTCTAATGCTAAGGATGGATATAGTGTCCACTTCTTGTCAGAACAAGGAATTATGATCAAGGATCCAACTTCGAGTGGGGAGTTGATTTGCGACTCACAATAGTTCGTCTTAAATCAACTAATATGTAACCTTTATTGGATCTTTAACGTATAATATCTAACAATTAATTTATATATTATGCAGGAAAAAGTTAAGATCTTCGAGGTTTACAAAGTAACTAATAAATTAAATAGTAAAGTGTATGTGGGAATTACGAATCAAGGATTTAAACAAAGATGGTATAAACACTGTTCAGATTCTATCCGAGGTTCTGAGTTCCCACTTCACAATGCTATAAGAAAATACGGGGTTGATAATTTCTCAATCGAAGTCTTAGAAATTTGTAATACATCTGAGGAATTAAAGAGTAGAGAACAGTATTGGATTTCTATATTGAATTCTAAAGTTATTAGCAATTTAGGATATAATGTAACTGATGGTGGAGATGGAACTTTTGGAGTAAAGCATTCGGATGAGACTAAAGAAAAGATTCGTCAAAAAGCATTTGAACGAGAAATATCAGATATAACCAGATATAATATGAGTATGAATTCTTCTTTTGCAAAAGAGATCTCAATGTTTACATTAGATGGGGAATTTATAAAAACTTTTAGAACTGTTAAAGAGGCATCATTAGAAATTGGAATTAGTTCTACAAATATAGCGTCTTGTGCTAGAGGAAACTATAAACAATCTGGTGGATATAAATGGTCTTATACTGGAAAATTACCTGAAAAACAATCTTTAAAAATAGAATCTAAAGAAGTTAAACCTAAAGTTAAAAGGGTTACTTCTGAAGAGGTTAAGAAAAGAATATCTGAAACCAATAAGTTACGTTGGACAGATGAAAGAAAAGTCAAACAAAGTATTGAGAATACTAAGAATAGAATCATTCTACAATATACTCTCGATGGTGAGTTTGTAAAAGAATATTACAATGTTTCTGAAGCTGTTAAAGCAGTAGGAGCATCAACACATACTAACATTGCAAAATGTGCAAGAGGAATAAGAAAAAAAGCTTGTGGTTTTGTATGGAAGTATAAAGACAATTAAAATTAACTCTTAATATATAAATTAATGGAAGTTATATTACGCCCCTTACGTAGAACAGGTTGGGCAGGCGATTTATTCAAGTATAAGAATTGTTCAGATCGTATAGGTACTTACTGGACTCGTTCAGGTAATTTCTATACTGGATTTGAAGAGATCGAAAATGGAGATCTCAAGAGAAAAGAATTAGAGGAAAAGTTAGGAAAGAGTTTATCTCCATCCTCAGAGTTTTGGAATGAGTTTTATATCATTATAGGTAATAAGGATATATTCTTACGTACTGAAGATCCAATGGATGAATTAAAGTACATATTCCTTAAGAATCATAAACGTGTTAAGAATGGGTTTTCTGATAGTAAACCTACAGCACATTATGTGATTATTAACAAGGAATCTGAAGCTCAGGAAGCCAATAAGTTTAATCAAATTAAACGTAAGGCAATTAGAGAATTTGATAAACTATCTGCTGTACAGAAACAAAAAGCCCTACGATTATATGGACATAAGTCTGATAATATTAGTGCTGAATTAATAGAGAATAAGTTATACGATTTAGTCGAACGCGAACCAGCAAAATTCTTATCATTATGGGTTGATAATGATAAACGTGAGACAGAGTTTCTATTACAAGAAGCTGTAGCCAAGAATGTAATCAGACGTAATAAATCTGAGTATAAGTATGGGACAGATACTATAGGACATACTAAGGATGATGCAATTATATATTTAGATAGTCCTGAGAATAGAGATCTCAAAGCAATCATAACTGGTGAGGTTAATAGCAAATAGATAATAAAGACCTACATTGAACGATCTATCAAAAGACATAGATTTATATCACTTTATAGAGATCGTTTAACTACGGGCTTAAAAATGGCCTTTATGAGGCTTTAATTAATAAAGGTATATGACAGTATCCGAAATGCATCAGGCATTTAGATTACAACTTGATAAATCTTCTTCTTTGGTGGGAAACCCTGATTTCCTGCCAGAGGAGATTGACTATTGGCTTAATGAAGCACAGGATAGATTTATTAAGCAAAGACTATATGGTAATAACTTTAAACAAGAGAAGTGGGATAATACTCAGAAGAGAATTGATGATCTTAAGAATATTGTAATACTGTCTGGTGAAATAGGGTTAAGTGGTAGTGATCTTGGTGATAATGTAGTAGAAGGTTCCTTACCGATTAATGATTCTGTGTCACCTTACTTATTTTATATCAACTCTACGCTATACGGTACTTTTGGTGCATTACAAGCAGGTAATCTAATTAAGTTTGAAAATATTAGTGATTATATTAAGGATGCTATAAATAATCCTTATATACGTAGACCTCTTGTAACCTTTTATGGAGATAAGATTGTGTTTGTATATGGCGATGAATATGTACCAACTACTTGTGATATTACATATGTAAAGAGACCTATGAAACTTGTTAGTGGAACTCCAGGAACTTATGAGACGAATACTTGTGAACTATCTATTCATACTCATCCTGAAATAGTTATTATAGCGGTTGACATGGTGATAGAGAATATAGAGTCTACTAGAACACAGACTTTCGAACAAATTAATGCATCTAAAGTAGAATAAGAAACGCTCATAAAATTCGCTAATATGACAGCAAGAGAAATGCAAATATCATTTGTTACTGAGTTATCTAATATAGGGAAATCTGTAGAATCTTCAGAAATGCCTGGATCAGATATTATTTTCTACTTTATTAACAAGGCTGTAGAGAAGTTTGTAAAGACTAGATATAGTGGAATGAATTCTAAAGGAGAATCATTTGAACAGACTCAGAAACGTATA